CGAGATCGCGGACGTCGAGATTGGTCGCCGAGACGGTGACGGTGCCCTGTACGCGCGTGACGTCGACGTCGAGCCCGTTCGTCGCGTCGCCTGGAATCGCGGCCGACGAGTCGAGCGTGCCGTCGACCAGCTTGACACGCTGGAAGTGGACGCCGGAGACGTCGTCGGTCGCGACGTCCGTACCGGAGCCGGCGGTGATCGGGACGTTGTCGGCCATCGCGTCCCGCCTACGCGAGCGTCACGTCGATGTCGCCGATGGCGAAGTACGGCGCGGGGTCGCCCTGATTGATCGTCTTCGGCGACGTCAGCGAGCCGTAGAACAGGCAGTTGCCGCTCGTCGCGGCGTCCCAGATCGAGAAGTGCGTACACTGCCCCCAGTTCGTTCCGCCCGACGGCGTGTTCATCGTCACCTGCACGCGGTTCGACGTCGCGCCGCCGGTGCCGGCCGAGTCGACGTCGGTCGTTTCACCGCCCGTGCCCAACCAGTTCACGTAGCCGGGATCGTACTGCTCGCGGCCGTAGCCGGTGTCGGTCTCGGAGACTTCGTTGTTGGCGCCGGTCTCGCCCGGATCGCCCGTGTGGAGCGCGACGTAGAGCGCCGACGGCGCCGTGAACGAGCGCGCGCGGAACAGGTGATCGACCAGCTGGTTTTCGAGATAGTTCGTCATCGCGGCCATCGGCGGTGCTCCCTTTCCGTTACATCAAGACTCCGGCCCAGTCGCGCTTGATGCGCGCGGCCAGCCGACGCGGTAGGTGCCGCGCCGACGCGTTCATCGCCTTCTCCAGATACTTCCATTCGCCGACGTCGGCCCAGTGCTTGTACTTCTTGCCGGACGGCGAGACGCCGCCCGTCTTTCCGGCGCGCGGATTCTCGTGCGTCACCCACGCGTACTTGACCGCGCCGCCGCCGAAGCCGAGCACCTGCCGGACGCCGAACTTCGTGATGACCGGGTCGAGCCGGAAGAACGAGCCGGCGAGCGTCCCGAAGTCGCGCGGGACATACTTGTCCTTCGCGAGATTGCCGATGGCTTCCGCCTCCTCGTAGACGGCGCGGCCGAGCGCGAGCGGCGCGAGCCGCTGCAACTTCGCGAGCGTCTCGACGAGCTTGTCGCCGCCGGAGACCGTGAAGTAGAGCGAGCCCTTGCCGGTGAAGTCGACCGCCATCGGGTCAGTCCAGTTTGATCTCGCGCTCGCTGCGAAGCGGCACGAGGTAGTCGTCGAGCGGCGCCGCGCGCTTGGCCGGCGCCTGGTTCGGCACGGTCGGCACGAGCGTCGGCGCGACCCACGGCTCGAGGTCGGCGAACGCCGGCCCGTAGGTGTAGAGCATCCGCTCGCGGCGCGCCGGCATCACCGTTACGACCGGCGACGTGATCGGAGCCGTTCCGGTCGTCGTCACCGTCCAGACGTAGCCGGAGTCGTTCGTCGTGTAGTCACCCACACCAGACCTCCGTGACGAACTTCGTCGCGTCGTCGGCCAGCACCCCGCTGTCGACGCGCAGAATCGGCGTGACGCGTCCCGACGGGAGCGTCAGGCGGTCGAGCGGTCCGACCGTCACGTCGCCGAGGAAGAGTATCCGGTAGCGCGCGACGACCTCGTCGCCCTTGTCGTCGCGCACGAGCGTCGTCGCGTCCGTGACGACCGCGCGCCGACTGACGACGGCGCCGTAGCTGGCTTCACCATACGCGTTCTGGCCGGTCCATGCTTCGTGCGAGACGGTCGCCTGCAACCCCTGCTTCGTCAGCGAGTCCGCGAGCGCGACGCCGGACCGGATGAGCGCGTCGAAGCCCATCGTCCTACGCCAAGCCGTCCGCCGCCGTGTCCGCCGCGACGACGGCCGCGTCGACCGCCTCGATCAGCGCCGGCAGTTGCGTGATCGCCGCCTGCGCCGTCGCCGAGAGCGCCGCGACCGACGAGCCGCCGGCGATGACGTCCGCCGTCTGCACCGGCTCGCCTTTCAAGCCGGCGTAGGCGTCGCGGATCGTCCGCGCGCAGCCGTCGAGCGCCGCCGCTGCGGTCGCGACGTCCGCGACGGCCGCAATCATCTGCTCTTTCGTCGTCGCCATCTAGCGTTCTCCTCTACGCGAGTCCGTCGATCTGCGTCCGCACCTCGGCGATGGCCGTCGCGAGCGCCGCCGCCTTCTGCTTCCGCGAGTCGTCGCCGTTCGACGTCCGCTCGTCCTCCTGCTTCTGGAGCGCGACGAGGGCGGCTTCGGCGGCGGTCTGCGCGGTCTGACAGTCAGTCTTCGTCGACATCGAACTTCTCCTTCACACGCGGATCAGCGGAATCGGACCGCCGAGCGCCGCCTGCTTTACGCGGCACCATGCCGCGACGAACTGAAACGCGGACGACGCGACGACCTGTCGCGGCGCGGCGTCGTCCTTGAACTCCAGCGAGACGGAGCCGGCCGTCAGCGCCTTGAGTCCCTGCGCCTGTTGGTCGAGTTCGGCCGCGCGGTCGCCGGCGAGCAGGAGCCGAGCCTGCTCCGACGTCGCGTAGATCAGCCGGTCGGGGAGCGTCGTTCCCGAGACCGACGCGCCGGTGTCCGGATCGGACAGGCCGGTGCGCGGCCATGCGAGCGCCTGCGTCGTCGACGACGCGAAGCCGTCCCAGAGCAGGTAGGCGTCGAGTTCGCGCGTCGCCTGGACGAGCGCGCGGTTCTTCTGGTCGTCCGTCGCGGCGTCCCACGCGGCGCTCGCGACGTGACTCTCGTGGTACGTGTTCGCCTCACTGAGCGTCGCGTAGGTGTTCGCGTTCGCGGCGCCCGGAGTCGCAATCAGAACGACGGCCATCTAGCGCCTCCGCGTCCGACCACGCTGTGGAGAGTCGTAGGGGGCGAGGACATTCCCGGTAGCCGGGGGCTTCTCCGCCCCCGGCTCCGAGATGCCTCCGACTGGAGGCTCCATGCCGAGAGCTTCCGCCGGCGCCGAACGCGGAGCCACCACTGCGGCCGGGGCGACCGCAGGCCCAGCTGACTCCGGCTCGACGAAGAGCGTGAATCGACCTCCCGGCTGGTAGTCGTTCTTGTGCAGCCAGAGATACTCGCGCGGATCGCCGCCGACCTTGACGACCTTGACGTAGTTGGGCTTGTCCACGCGTCGCTCCCTCGACTGCGGAAGAAGGAGCGCGCGCGCGGCTCCTGGTTCGAGCGAGCGCGCGCGCTGCGAGGGAACTACGCCGCCATCAGGCGGACGCCCATGTTGTTGTCGAGCACCTTCACGCCGTAGAGGACGTCGAGCGCGACGATGACCTTCGAGTTGTCGCCGTCGTAGTACATCCGGCTGCGGAGCGAGAGCCCGGTGATCGGGTCCGTGACCGACTCGACGCGCGCGCCGAGCTGATTCGCGAGCGTCGAGAGCGGCGCCATCGCGAGGCAGAGCCCGTTGCGGTGGAACGCGAAGTTCTGCGTCCGCGTCGCGTTGTTCCCACCCGGCTGCAGGATGTCGACGACCGTGTTCTCGTCGACCGCCTGCGAGAGACCCGGCTCGATGGTCACGTCCGCCTCACCCGAGGTGAACGTCGTGTCGGCCGTGATCATGTACTGGACCGGGTCGCCGGTGATCTTCAGGATGTCGCCCGCCTTCGCGGTTCCGCCGCTCGTGACGCTGTCGATGTGCACCATCGTCGCGCCCTTCGCGTAGACGGCGGTCGTGCCGGAGCCGAAGTCGATGGCGCCCGTCACGTCCGCGCAGGTGCCGCTCGTGAACGAGTCGACGTTCTGGTTCGAGAAGATCTCGAAGCCGAACTTCGTCCCGAGCGAGCCGCGCTGCTGCGCGCTGACGCCGGCGTCGCCGGCACCCTGATACTGCGAGAACGCGGCCAGCGAGAGGAACTTCTCCTCCAGATAGCCGTCGATCATCATGTGCAGGTCGTCGAGCGGCACGCGCTGGTTGAAGAGCGAGCGCCGCGCGGCGGTGATGTCCGTCACGGCCGCGCTCGACAGCGTCACGGTCGTGAAGTAGGGGAACCGCTTGACGAGACCGACGAGCGACTGGTCGATCTTGTCGGCGAGCGCGACGGCCGCAGGACGGATGTGATCGTTGATGATCTGCTCCTGCGTGTAGTTGAGTTCCTTGTCCGTCAGCGCGAACTTCACCTCGTACCACTGGTCGAGCGTGATCTGGAGAGACGACGGCAGGATGTCCTGCGCGACCGACGGCGCCGCTGCCGCCGTGAACGTCCCCGGACGCCGGACCTGAATGACCGACCCCGGCTGCTGCGGGTTCTTGTCGTAGCCGCGATAGCAGCGTGCGGCGAGACCGAGCGACTTCTCCAGCTGGGTCAACCCCTGCTGCGCGTAGAAGATGGGATCGTACGGCGTGATCGAGTTGGGCATTGCGAGGGTCCTCCGAAACCTACCGGTTGAGAGACTGATAACGGCCGCGCCCGTCCCGGTGCGTTGGCCCTCGCTCCGCCCGAGCGAGTCGAGAAACGCGTCGCCGCGCTAGTCCTGCACGACGACCTGACCGCCTGTGCGCTTCGCCTGGTCTTCCGCCGCGAGCCACGTCCGCCGGTCTCTGGCCTGCTCCCGGGTGAGCGTGATCCGCGTGCCGGAGATCCGGCTCGCACTCGGCTCCGAGCCGGCGCCCTTGTTCGACTCGAACAGGTGCGGCGCCTCGGTCTGCAAGCTCGCGACCCACTCCTCCATGCTCATGGGAGTCGCCGCGTTCTTGCCGAACAGCGGTGAGCCGTCGTCGCGGAACGGCACCGGCTGTCCATCCTGAATCTTCCAGACGTTCCGGCCGCGAAGGAGCAGGTCGACGACCGCTGTCGGTCGGACGTTCGCCTTCGCCGCCGCCGTCGCGAGTCCCGAGTCGATGAGGTGCTCGCTGAGACGCTTGTGGAGGTTGTCGCGCTCCTGCGTCGCGTTCTCCAGTTCCTTCTGGAGCCGGCGCGCCTGCGCCTCGGCTTCCGCCTTCAGGCGCTCCGTCCGTTTCGAGACCAACTCCTCGACCTTGCCTTCGTCGATCAGCTTCCGGTCGTGCATCTTCTGGCGCTCTTCGAGCGCGGCACGCGCTTCGGCCGGATCGAGTCCGTCGTAGGTCCGCGTCAACTCCTCGATCTTCGCGCGGAGCTTCGCGACGTCCGACTTCTTGTCTTCGAGCACCTTCTTGAGTCCACCGACGTCTTCGACGCCTTCCGCGTCGAGCCGGTAGCCGTCTCCGGACTTGGTGTAGAACTCACGGAGCGGCTCTGAGAGCGCCTGATACTCGTCTTCGCTGACCTTCGCCTTCAGTGGCATCCGGCGACCTCCCGTCGCATCGGGTGTCCGCGCGCCGCCGGCGACCTGCCGCGCGACGCTCGTCGATGAGAGTAAGACGCGACTCCGCCGTCCGTCAAGGCAAGACGCCTAGTCGACGACGATCTCGTCCGGTTCGGCGGCTTCCCGACCAACGGTCAGGAGCTTCCGCGCGTAGGCGATCTGGCGCTGAAGCGAGAGCCGCTCCGGGATCTCGGCGATCTCGCGGACCTGCCGCTCGACGGCGTTCAGCGCCGCGTCGCTGCCGGTCTCGCGCGCCGTCATGTACGCGTCGTCGACGCGCTTGCTCCACTGTGCCCCTTCCGCTTCGGTCATCGCTCGACTCCCACGACGCGGACCTGCGTCACCCACGTATCATTGAGCCGGCCGTTCGCCCGGACCTTTACGAGCTTCTCGCCGACGACCTCGAGCCGGACGGAGCGCGGTAGGATCAACTCCTTCTCGCCCCGGTTCCGCGAGATCGGATCGACATACATTCCGTGCTCGGTCTCGATCTCGAAGAGGTAGTAGTTGTTCCCCGGCCGCGCCTGCGCGCCGCACTGCCGCCAGTTCCACGCGAAGTCGGCCGACGTCGACGTCGACGAGTAGGCGCGGAAGTGGAAGACTCCGGTCCGGCCGGCGCGCCACTCGGCAATCGCCTCCTCGACGACCTTGTTGTCGCGGAACGGCGTGCCGCGCCAGACGACGGTCGGCGCGTCGAGCGTCGGCGCGGTCGTCAGGATCTCGTCGAGCTTCTTGCAATGCGAGACGGTCGTCGCCGAGAGCCGGCTCGTCGCGCCGCCGGTCGAGATCGTCCGCGCCGCGTTGTTGATCTCGTCGTAGCCGGACGCCGTGAAGATCTCGACCGCGCTCCGCTGGCCGGTCGAGAGCCGCTCACAGGCGGTTAGCTCGCGCGTCGAGAGCCGGCGCGCCGTCTTCTCGGTCGACTCGCGGACCGTCGAGTCCGCAATCATCCAGCCGGTCCGCGCGCCGCTCGCCG